CCTTGATTCTGTCTTTTAGCTCTTTATAAATGACAGTCTTATCTCCACCAGACCAGTTTTCTATATCACCTTGTTCAGAAACATAAGTATCCTTCTCTTCAAGCCAGGATTCAAGAGCTCTTTCAAAGTCTTCTAGGCTGGCATTCTTGTTAGAGTTTAGAATATTTTTCTGGTATTCGTCGAACTTACCTTCGATTTTAAGTTTAGCCTCCATATCAACAACACAGTCTAAACACATTTTATGTATAGAATACATCTTCTTATTGAGCTCATCAGACTTCATAGGCTTTTTGCAACATGGACAAGTAAGTGGAAGACTAATCAAATGTTTAAACTTGTCTAGCTTTGTAATAGATTGTTTGATACCGTTTTTAATGGTCCATTTCTTTCCGTCTTCTTCCCAAGTATCTCCTTCTTTATGTTCTTGATTTTGTTTTTCGTATCCTGCTTGGATTTGAGTTCTATCACCAGTTTTACCAGTGATAATGTTTCTCATCCTTTGAACATCATTTTTCTTGAACTCTTTCTTTAACGTAGACTGTTTTGGTACCATAACTACTTTATTCTAAATTTACTTAATATATCTTTAGTTTTATCTATATCTTTATGCATGATTGCAATACCGCCTAATGCTTTCCAAGGAGCTAAGTTTGGCCAATAGTCGTCTATTAACATAGAGTTTTTTGGATCTGCTGTCATCATGGAATGCTTATCTCCTGTCTGAGCAAATAATATCTTCTTAGGCTGAGGATTTAGATTGTTCTTTATCCACTCCTGCTTTCCTTCTTTAGCGTATTTAAATTTACTAGGGCTAGTTAATATGTACGGCTTATATTTACCTATGATAGACCATAGTTCTTGGCCACCAGGCATCCATTTCATTTTGCTCCAAAATTCAATACCGGCTTCATTTACGGCGTCTTCAAATGCCTTTGCTCCTTTTTCTCCATAATATTCTCTAGGCATAACACCATAAAAGTGCTCAAACCTTTCATCAAAGTCACATAATACTCCGTCCATATCACAATAGATTTGTAGGCCTCTATTGTTGTCTACTTCGTAAATCTGTTTAAGAGTAGGAAGTAGATGCTCATAGATCATATCATTGTTTTTACCAAAGTCTCGCATCATGATACCAGCTAGAGAATTAGCCTGATTTTCTATATGTGAACCAGTCTTACCAGAATCTGGTTTTATCATATTGAGCTCTCTCTGTCTATGATGAACTAGCTCGTGACCTAATGTTCTAAGTATATCAGCCAAATTACGATTACCTATGTATACTTCTAGATTACCAGATTCTGGGTTGTACTCTCCGAAGCTTCTTCTATCTACAGCCCAATCACGGTCGTTTGTAAACCCTATTTGTGGTAGTTTATTTATATCTAGTTTTAATTTACAAAACTGTATAAACTCTTCTATTATATTATTTCTTTGTTTGAGTGTCATTTTAATATTTTCAATAGTCTACCAAATATATCTTTTGCCGCTCCTTTATTGTAAGCAGAATCAGGTATAAATTTAGCAAACTCCTCAAAGTTACCTGTTTTAATAGCTGCTCTCATTTGAGTGGCACTAATTCTACCAAACTGATTTGGTATTACTTCTTTTCTAACTCTGTTAGGGAACCTTTTTTGTATTGAATCAAAGTATCCTATGCCTTCAACTTCTTCAGCTCCGCCTGCAACGTAGATTGGGTCAACATCTGGGTTATCTGCCATAAAAGTAAAAATGTCTTTTATAGGAGTTGATTCTTTAGATATACTAACTGATATTTTAGGATTAGGCTCTGCTTTAAGATACTCTTGCCATATGTAAAGAGAGTCTTCAGGAGTGATACCATATTTAGTTACATTAGATATAATAACATAAACCTTATTGATATAAGGCTTGGATGCTAAATACTTTGCTGCTTCAAAATGGCCTTTGTGAGGTGGCTTAAACTTACCAGGATAAAAACAAGGACCAACATCTGAAGACGCTTCTTTTAATAAGTCTTCTACTACTTGCCTACCTATTTTTTTTGCGTCTATCATGATTTAATAAATGATTTTGCTTTGCTAATAACACTAGAAATGTCTTGTGATTTTAGTTGCGAAACCTGCTTCTCTATATCTCCAAACTGATCAGATAATATATCGATTTGCTTATCTACTAAAGCTTTAGACTTGGCTATCTCTTCAGGAGTCTTTTGCTTGGTAGGATCCTTTTTAAAAGTGGACTTAAACTGTCCTGATGATAAAAGCTGCTCAAAGAACTCTTTTAACTTTCCAGACTTATAGGCATTTTCAAATTCACCTACCATCTTTATTTCTTCATCAGAACCGCCCGTTTGTACCAAATAGAATTGATCTCCAAACATTTTCTTATATGTCTCAATATTCTTGTATACATTGTTCCAACTAGAAAGAACTCCTACTGTTGGCACCTTTCTCTCTCTTTTAAAGTTGCGAAGGAAGCTAACAATAGGATTAGTATATACCATGACCATCATTACATCATAGCCATTATTTTTGATACCAGATATCCTGTCAACATTAGTTGCGGTAGTATCGTACAAGAAGTTATCTCCTGATTTTATGGCATTAGGAAGGTCTTGCTTATCAATCTGGACAGATGCCTTTGCCAGATTATTATACATAGGACTATCTTTGTCCTCTACATATTTATCTGCATTAAGTTCTACCCAGTCATATTTTTGTAGGTCTGGTTTGATCTGTCTAACAAAAGTAGATTTGCCGGCACCGGCACCTCCGGCCATTATAATAGCCTTTTTGCCGGATTTGGCTTCCAATAATAAGTCTAGTAGCTTTATCATACTACTAATAAATATTAATTACCAAGTTTAACAGTATTAGGAAGAGTAAGCAGTTCTATATCAGTTTCCGGATGCATGATCTTGTATGTCTCGTATGTGTGTATAAACATATCAAAGTACTCGTCTACGGTTTTCTTGCCTTCAATTATTTCCCAACCGGCTCCTTGCATTTTTTTGCCACTCTTGTCCGGTCCTCGTTTTGTAGATTTAAGCCATATGATACCGTTATGATCCACTTTTTGGAGGTATTTTTCTTCATAGGCTTTAGTATAGGCTGACATTTGTAAGTAGTAGCTTTCATGAACTGAGTTTGATGTTTTTATATCTAATAGCCACTTCTCTCCATTTATATCAACTAAAAGGTCTAAGGTTCCAGAGTACTTATGAGTATCAGAATACATAAACTCTTCCGATAAAAGAAGCGTAGGTTTATAAGTGGTCCAAAAATCTGTAAAGCCAAGAATCATCTTCCATACGTGAGTATGATAGTTTACCTTGCCATCTGATTCAATCCATCTGATCTCTTCGCCTCGTAAGAATTTTTCAATTGCTGTATGGACTTGAGTTCCCTCATCACCAGCGCGGCGCATAACAATATCAGCATTGTGCCCCATATCTTTAAGCCAAGTTTCAAAGAAGTATCCTTTAGGGAAATAGCTAAGGATAGTAGTGACTGACGGGTAAAAAACCCCTGGAGATCTTTGATAGAATCTTGAATCATGTAATGTGATTTGTCTTAGTTCAGGATCTGTTTCTACAATTCTTTTTAAGAACTTATCTCTATGGATGTTCTTATTTTGCTCGATCATATTAGTTGTATTTTTTTGAGAAGTAGATCACTAAATGATAGTGGCTTCGCATGATGTAGTAACTTAGTCATGTTTTCAAAACCAAGTTCAGAAGGATCTTTCCCTTCTAGTTCAATTAAATATACTTCCTTCCCATGATTAAGAAGGTTTTGTGAATAATCTAATGCTTCTTTCAAAGCATCTTTGTCTAATGCCAAATATATAGTTTTTACTTCAGATTCTACTAATTTTAACATGAGTGACTTAGGAATAGTCTTACCAAATAAAGGTACAGCATTTCTACGAATAGCGATTGCATCAAATATGCCTTCACATAATATTATAGGAACAGACCAATTAACAAAGTACTCTAGACCAATAAGTTCTGTTTTATTGCAACTAGGTGCATCGTACTTACGAGATGGATCTGGTTCAAATGATCTAGCTATAAAATAGTTGACATTACCGTCTTTATCATATGATGGAACTATAATTCTGTTTCTATACCTTCCTGCTTTACAATAACCTATATTGTATTTCTGTATCTCTTGAATAGATATGTTTCTTTTTTTTAAATATGCAAGAGCATGTCTACATTCAAGTGATTTGTCTGGATTAAATAAAGAAATAAACTCTTCTGGTAGTGTTACTTTATTTGGTTTAACGGAATCAATCTTAGTATTATCTCCTTGAAAGTAATTCTTCATCTCAAGTATCTTCTCTGTAGGAGCGTCTACTTTCTTTAAGAGTGATACCGGTGTTTTACCTTTAGTGGCAGGATGACAGGTCCAACAATTATATTGGCCAGACTTTATATTAACTATGAGTTTAGGATTATGGTGCTTACATACTGGACAATAAAAGGCGTAGTCCATAGTTGTTTTAGAACCTTTGCCTTTTCCAAGTACTGTTTCCAATAAACCTAAAACGAGCATTTCTTTATCCATTATACTAATATAAGATAAAAAAATGACATAAAAAAATATTTATTAAAAAAGATTTTTCTGTTTCAATAATTTGTTGTATATTAGTTTTATACTAATGCCGTATACTCAGGCTCTATGCCATAGCTTGGTTAAATTCCATGAGTGAGTTTTAGAATGAGTAAACAACGCGGCTACCAGGAGCTAAGACTAAGTACAATGCTTCAGGTATACAAACATAGTTGACAGATAAATTTTAGAATAATATCGGCCATATCCGACGGTTTAGTCCGCTAAAGGGTTTTAAATATAAACTGTTAATGATCAACAAAGTCAATTCCACTCTAAATAAAGGCTAAATACCTTTAAACTAGCCTATTGTATGAATCTAGAAGATATTAAAATAGATGATAGCAAAATAACGGAAGAGCAATTAGAAGCTTTATATATATACTTATCAATGTCATATGATACTATGGATGAAGAAGAAAAAAAAGCTTGGTATTATATTATGAAAAAAATAGATAAAGAATTTTATGAACAAGATTAAATTGTTATTACTAGAAGGTTGTAGCCGTTGTGACAAATTAAAAAAAGAGTTAGGTAAGAATTATATTCATTACGACTACGAACTTTGTAAACCTCATAATGTAATTTGCGACTCTATAGAAGACCTAATAGGATGCTCTAATTATCCTATAGTATTAAAAATGATAAATAAAACAGTAATAGAAGAGATAGTATATCTTACAAATAATTACGATCATGTAGATAAATCTATAAGTTTAAACAGTAAAGTAAAAGGAAAAGCATTCTACTCTATAGATAAATTGATAGAGTACGTAATAAAGTTGTAAATTAGCATTATGAAATATAAACAATTAATACTAAGAAAGATATTTGAACTAAATAACTTCCTTAATGGTCAAGATGCTCTATTATCAACTGGTAGATCTGTTGATGAACTAAGAGTTCACATGGAAAGAATTAGAGCTAAACTGCAAGAGATAGAAGTTCTTGTTAATAGTGAATCTGAACAATAAAATAATAATAAGTTATGAAAGAGTTATCTGCTGAACAGATTCAACAGAATCTAAATAGGTTCTATGAACTGATTAATAAGTATATTACTGGGGATAGAAAAGACAAGCTACTTGACTTTTATAAGTCATTAGAAGAAGTTTTGGCTTTAGCTCCTGCCTCTACTAAGTTAGATCATCATAATTGTTTTCCTGGAGGTTATGTTGATCATGTAGTAAGAGTTATTGAAGCTAGTCTAGTGTTTGAAAAGGTTTGGGATAAGTTTGGCCAGAAAAAGAACTATACAACTGAAGAGTTAGTTTTCTCAGCGATTAATCATGATCTTGGTAAGTTAGGAACTAAAGACCAGCCATTTTATATACCAAATGATTCACAGTGGCATATTGAAAAACAAGGTGCTATATATAAGTACAATTCTAATATTACTCATATGAGAATATCAGATCGCAGTCTATTTTATCTTCAGCAGCAAGGAATAGAGGTTACAGAAAATGAATATCTAGCTATTAAGCTTCACGATGGATTATATGAAGAAGGAAATAAACCATACTTCATGACATATAATAAAGATACAGAACTAAAATCAAACATAGTTTATATTTTACATCAAGCTGATTTAATGGCTAGTAAAGTTGAATAATAAAAAATTACAATATGTTAACAACAATTATCGCAATATCTTTATGGATTGCAACTGTAGTAGGTTGGATTATTTTCAATCTATATACAAAAAATAGGAAATTAGAAAAAATGGTAGTTAATCAACAATTATTTATTGATGGCGTAAAAGGATGCATGAAAGAAATTAACGAATGCGCAAATCAAATTGATTCTAAATTGTGGGTTCAATCAGATCCAGAATTCTTAAGTCTAATGGAAAATGTTAAACAAATGCAAGGTTCCATCAATAACTTTATAGAACAGTAAAATGGTAGATATTTTAGAAAAAGATGAAGAAGTTCTACTTACTAAGAAAGGAGAACCAAGAAAACGTAAACCAAAGACAAAGAATAACTATTTTACTATAGAAACAGAAGAGGCTATTTTAGAGTATAGGAATACGCCTAATCAAGCCAAAAGAAATAAAATCTATAATGAAAGTATTCACTACGGCTTTTATAAGCTAGTAGAGAACATTATTCATACGTTTAAATTCTACTATACAGAAGTTGAAAATATAGAGGATCTAAAGTATGAAGTAATTTCATTTCTATTACAAAAGATAGATCTATATGATCAATCTAAAGGTAAAGCCTTTTCTTATTTTGGTACAATTGCCAAAAGGTATTTGATCATATATAATCAAAAGAATTACAAGAAGCTTGTAGCTAAAACAGAAATTGGTGAACAACAGGATGACAACTCGCTTGTAAATAGTATCATAGTTAAAGAACCAGAGCCAGAGCTAGATAAGCTAGATATAGTCGAGCTTTTTATCAAATATGTAGATGACAATCTGTTTGAATTATTTGACAAACCTGAGGATATAAAGGTTGCTGATGCCATTCTGGAGATATTTAAGAAGAGGGAAAATATAGACATTTTCAATAAGAAGGCTGTCTTTATATATGTTAAAGAGATGACTGATACACAATCTAACACTATCACTAAAGTGATCAAAAAGCTAAAAACTATCTATAAAACCATCCTTGACAACTATTTAGAAAATAGTGACTATTAATATTTATTCTAAAAAGTCATGGAACTTGATAAGGAAATATTCAAAGGAAAGACCGTTTCAGATCTAGTTGAAGAGGTTTATAATAAGCATAAGAATCAAGACTCGTCTATAAAACAAGAGATCATGAGGCTTGCTGATATGATCGAAACACCTGGAGACGCTATTGTTATTGTGCCTCTTTTAAAGGGGTTTATGGATTCTAGCCTTAAGAATGATGAGGTATTGATGAAACTTCTTGCCCTGTTTCAAAAGGCAGCTGCTGAATCTAAAAAAAGTGACAATGAGGATTCTGGTGTCCTTACAGAAAAGGATATTGAGCAGTTGTTTTCTGAAGTAAGCAATATTAAAATAAAAGATCCTAAACAACTACCTCAAGCATAATGGCTAATGGATATATTTTTGGACCAAATTTTGATGCAAATGCCGGTCAAACTGGAGGGCAATACTTCCAGATTGGCAGGGTTAAGTCTATTATATTAGGTCCCTATAAAGGTAATACTAAAGAGGTAGATCCAGATTATGGAAGTCCAGTAGACATAGGAAAGATAAAATACGAGATACTGTATTCTACTTTAGGCACATCTAAGTCTCAAGAAGTGTCTGAACCTGCTTGGCCTATCTTCAATTTTATAAGGCAATACCCTATAGTTAATGAAATAGTTCTTATTATAGCAGGACCATCAGAGAAGCTAAATGATAGGGCTTCTAACCAGCAGTTCTTCTACTTTCCTCCATACAGTTTATGGAATAGGTCTAATCATGGAGCCTTCCCAAATATGGGAGAGTATTCAGACTTTCTTAAACAGTATAATAATATACAAGGATATTCTGGTAATGCCGTTACTGATGCATCTTTACCTTTAGGTTATACTTTTCAAGAGAATCAGCAGGTAAGAAACCTGCAACCTTTTGAAGGTGATACTATAATTCAAGGACGTTTTGGTCAATCTGTAAGATTTGGATCAACAGTTCCAGTTATGAAGCAAGATAATACTTGGTCAAACTCTGGTAAAAATGGAGATCCTATTACTATCATAATAAATAGTCAGGCAGAGGCAAATAAAGCATTTAAATTTAACACCGCAGTTGAAAATATAAATAAAGATGGGTCTGCTATCTATATGACATCAACTCAAGAGATATTCTTAGAAGACATAAATAATTTTCCTCTTAACTCATTCGACACTGCTATTACATCTATATCTCAACCAGTTGTAAGAACTGTAACTCCTCCTTTGTCTAATGAAATTCTTTCACCTACTGAACAAGATAAAGCAAATATAGGATAATGTATAAACCAGTATTTCCATATAAAGGCAATCAACTTATCTTGACTAGTGATAGAGTAACTCTTCATGCTAAGAATGATGCTATCTTTTTATTCGGGAAACAAGCTGTAGGATTATCTTCTACAAATACAATTAATTTAGATGCAGTAAATAAAGTAGTTGTTGCTGCTCCTGTTATAGAGTTGGGAAATAAAGCACAGAATCTTGGTGAACCTGTAGTATTAGGAAATACGTTGAATCAAAAGCTAATAGCTTTATTAGAAGCTTTGGATGCTGTTGCTATACAATTAGCACAGGCTTCAACATCTAAACCAGGGCAAACAGCACAATATATAAGTCAAGCAGGAACATATTTGTCGTCTCAAGTTAATGCATTAAAAGGCCAATTAAAACCAGGCACTTCTGAGATATTATCTAAAAACACTTTTACTAGATAATCATGGCATCTACATTTACATTAAGTCCTGAGTCAGTAAAGAATATCCAAGCTATAAATAAAGTTGGATTAGACAAATTTAACAAAGGTTGGGTTAAGTTTGGTAATGATAAACTCAATATCAATACAACCTCGGCTGTAGGCTTAGAAAAAGCAATCGGAGTTGTTGCTAGATTCATGATGAAAATCCAAGGTAATATTAATCAAATATTATATGGTAAATTTACATCTGGTAAAGAAGACGCTAATTTAATAAGAAGACTATTAGATAAAGGTATTATTAATCTATTAGAAGGCATAGCCTCAGTTGACTTTTGTAACATTCTAAACTATTCCTTAAATAACCTACCAGACGGTAAATTATTTGATCCAAATAATCCTCCTCAATCAACAGATGTTGTAGCTAGAAAAAAATGGGAGCTACAGAAAAAGGCTTTCGATACCCAGCAATTTATTGATCAGTATTATAGAGAGTATGTAGATACAAATAATCCTCAAAGTAGGATTGGCCTTCTTTTATTATTACAGCAGATTAATGCAACTCTGTCAACTGTTATCTCTAATACAAATACTGGATTAAACGATCCTTTAATAAGAGAGAATTTTCCTCAAGTATCTACAGCTAGTAACTTCCTTCAAAATGCTATTGGTGTATTTAATAGATATACTGATCTCAGGCAAGTACCAGTTCAAGAAATACAAAAAATTGTTAGTCTAGTAGATAGTGTAAGACAGTATGCTATTATAATTCAAGGTTTAAACAATCCAAAAAATGCAATAGGATTGATTGATAGTTCATTAAATGGTGCTATCCAAAAAGAATTATCAGATATATCTAGACTTATATTACAACCTCAAAAGGCTGCAACAATATTAAAAAGCATAATTAAAACTGTTAATACAATTAATAATATAGCCCAAAAGGTATTAGGCTTTATTAACACACTCCAGATTATAACAAAAGTGTGCATATTGTTGATTAAAATTTTTAATGTAGTAAGTGCTTTCTTTATAGCCCTACCTATACCTAATATGTCCACTACTATAGGTATAACAAATAAGTTCTCTGATATATTGCAGAATAAAATAAAAGAAACGGGTCAAAAAAAATTAATACTCAGATTAGAACAAATATCGGCTGTCTTAAATTTAACAGCAATAGTTGTTACTAGTTTATATGCTGCCATTCAAAATATCATAGGTAGATTAAAAGTAATACAACTTAATCTAGACAGCTGTCCTAATAAAAATGTAGACCTACTTAATGAAATAAATGAATCAATTAACAATTTAACAAACACGTCTGTTAAGTTAGGTAACTTTTTGAATCAATACAATGATCAGCAAACAAAATCGGAAAGTCAATTTGGAAAATACGCTATCAAAATTGTTACTGAGCAAGTAGTTGATGAAGGAATTAATTTAAGGAGAAGATATGGAATTGCTAGAGACACAAGCGGATATATCGTAGTTCAGTCCACTCCTACATTTGCTTCACTTGATTTGATCATAATAAATGAAGTAAAATCCCTATTAGTATCTAAAGGCCTAGTTTCATCTAATTTATCAAGTCTATCATCAGAAGAACAAGTTACTGTGCTAGAAGCAGCCAAATTCTTAGGAGAGGATGAAATAGGTTTAGATAATATAGAATTAAGCCTATCAGATATAGAAACTATAGATGAACAAGACTCTGAATTAGGTATAAGTACATTTATAAACAACCTTCCTGGTGGCAGGGCCTTAAGAAAAAGGGTTAGGGATAAGATGATAAAGAGTGCCAGCCAGTTAGGAAATAGTTTAAAATCAACAGACCCAGGAGGAAAGTTCTCATCTGGACTGATAAAACAACAAGAGTCTCAAATTAACAAGCTAGAGATACAAAACCTAGAAGACAGTATTGCTGGTTGGAAAAAAGAAGTGGCAGTATCTGCAGCACAAGGAGTTGCTGGCTTAGCTATTTTAAGAGATAGGACCCAAAAAATAAAAGATGCGGAAAAGAAGATCCAGCAGTTAAGACAAGGATAAAATACCCAGTATAAAATATTTATAAGATATGGCACAAATAGATGCACTAAGAAAGTTAATTCGTGAGGAATTAAAAGCCGTCCTTAAAGAGGAGCTTCCTAAAATATTAAAGGAGAATCAAGCCCCTGTAATAAAGGATAGTAAAAAATCATTGCAAGAAGAGGTAAAAGCTAAAATCCCAGGAACATTAAACACCCATGCAAGTAAACCTCAAATAAAGTTCACGTCTAATAATCCTATGGCGGCGTTCTTAAATGATACTGCCAAAAATATGATAAATGAAGACTTCTCCATGACTTCAGCAGATGTTCATCCAGCTATGGCTTTCCAGCCTAGCGAAGTGTCTGTAGGTTCTGTGGAAGGGATGTTAGGGACAGCTAGACCTAGCTCAAATATAAACGCAGTTCAAATTAATGAGGTTCCGGACTTTAGTGCTTTAATGGGTAAACTTAAAGAAAGGGGTGAAATCTAATGGCGTACGGCTTAAAGAAAATATCAGTAGTAGACTTAAAACCGTCAATTGGAGTTGGCGTTAAAATTCCTTTTGAAGCTGAGAACGTATTTTCTACCGTATATACCACCAAGGATCAGACCAAGTATAACTTGATCAACTTCTTATTAACAGACCCAAGAGAAAGGCCATTTAATCCTACTTTTGGAGCAGGCCTTAGAGCAAGGCTATTTGAACCAATAAATCAGGTTACATTTGATGATATCAAAGAATCGATCAGGACTCAGATAGAAGCTAACTTTCCAAATGTACAGATTGTTACTTTAGACATTATAGGAAACCCTGATTATAATTCTATAAATATACAATTCAGTTACCGCCTATTAAGATCAAATGAGAACGACTCTGTAACAATGACTATACAAAACTTCTAAAGATGCCGAATCAAGTAGACATAAAATACCTTAATAAAGACTTTACTTCATTCAAGTCGGACTTGATAGAGTATGCAAAATCATACTATCCCACAGTATATAACGACTTCAATCAGGCTTCACCTGGTAGTATGTTTATTGAAATGGCTTCCTATGTAGGAGACGTTTTATCATTCTATTTAGATAATCAGATTCAAGAAACGTTCTTAGAATACTCTAAGCAAAAAGGCAACTTGTATTCTATGGCTTACATGTTAGGTTATAGACCAAAGGTTACATCTGCTGCAACAGTTGTATTAGATGTATATCAACAAGTTCCTTCTCTAACTATTAGCGGAAGTACTATACCAGATTTTTCATATGCTATGAGTATAGATCAAGGCATGCAAGTTAAATCTAATGTAGATAGTTCAGTATTGTTTTATGTACCACAAAAGGTAGACTTTACAACATCTTCTTCATATGATCCAACTACTGTAGAAGTATATACTATTAATGGATCGAATGTTCCTACATCATACCTCTTAAAAAAGAGCGTTCAAGCATTATCAGGACAGGTTAAAACTCAAACGTTCTCTTTTGGTGCTGCTGAAAGATTTACTACAGTTAATTTACAAGATAACTCTATCATAACAATTCTTGAATCAAAAGATTCTAATGGTAATACATGGTATGAAGTACCATATCTTGCTCAAGATTATATTCTAAAACCTGTACAAAATACCGCTGCTAACTATCCTAGTTTATATCAGTATCAGAATCAAGTACCATACATGATTCAAAAACTAACAGTACCTAGAAGGTTTGTTTCAAGGTTTAAAGTTGATGGATCTTTAGATATAGAATTTGGTGCAGGTATAAATTCTGTAGCTGATACTGCTGTAATACCTAATCCTAATACAGTAAGTGTTGGTTTAACTGGTGGTGGATTGAGTACTTTGTCTAGTTCATTTGATCCTACTAACTTTGTAACTACACAAACTTACGGTCTAGCTCCAAAGAATACATCTATAACATTTCAATATCTTGTAGGTGGTGGTGCAAAAGCAAATGTATTATCAGGTCAACTTACAGAAATAGTTTCATACTCAGTATCTGGTAATACGACATATCAAAATACTATAGTTATAAACAATACAGAACCTGCCGCTGGTGGTGGAGACGGGGAATCTGTTGAGGAGTTAAGGTTTAACATAGCAGCAGAATTTCCAACACAACTTCGTGCCGTTACACAACAAGATTATTTAGCAAGAACTCTTTCTATGCCTGCTCAATATGGTAAAGTGAGTAAAGCGTATATAACAAAAGATGATGCTACTTTTAAGAATTATATGGACCAAGATCCAGGTCAGAGAGATCCTTTATCAATTAGTCTATACATTCTAGGACTAAATAGTCAAGGACAATTAGATGTACCTTCTCCAGCTATACTTCAGAATATACAGACATATCTTAAAGATTATAGAATGTTGACTGATGCTGTCAATATTAAACCTGGATACATTATCAATATAGGTTGTGATTTTGAAATTATCATAAGACCAAACTATACAAGTCAAGATGTTATTGCTAGGTCTATATTAGCTCTTCAAGATTATTTTAATATAGACAACTGGCAGATTAATGAACCTATCATACTAGGAGACATTTATTCAATATTAGATCAAGTAGAAGGTGTTCAAACTGTAAAAAAAGTAAGTATAGTAAATAAAACAGGAGAATCAAATGGCTACTCTAAATATGCTTATGATATCTCAGCAGGAACACTAAATGGTGTGATATATCCTTCACTAGATCCTTCTATATTTGAAATAAAGTATTTAAATCAAGATATTCAAGGTCGTGTAGTAACAATATAAAAGTATAAAAATGGCCGTATATAAAATATTTGCATCTGCTGACGCTTCGTTATATTCTAACCAACCTGCTAGAAACACAGGTTTAGACGAAATATTAGAGGTTAGTGTAAAAAATAGTTCTCAACCTCTTAACTTTTTTGTTGATCCTGTCCCATCTGAACCATTATTACAAGATGATATTAGAAGGTCTGTTATTTTATTTAGTCAAACAGATTTAAATAAAATAAAAACATTTAGAACAGGTTCTTGGCAAACAAATCTAAGACTATACTTAGCAAATGCAGAAAACTTAACTACCACATATAATTTAGAGGTAGCTGCTGTATCCTCTTCTTGGTCAATGGGAACAGGTAAATTAATCGACAACCCGCAAACAAGAAATGGAGTATGTTGGTATAATACAGGATCGTTTATTTCAGCATCTAATAATTGGCCTAATGCAGCTTACTATTTAACTCCTGGTGGAGGTAACTGGTATGGTTCATTTGTAAGCCAGTCTTTTGAATATAATGTGAATAAAGATGTAGATGTTAATGTTACACCTATAGTTAATTCATGGTTTAGTGGGTCTAATAATGCTGGTTTTATAATTAAGCATCCTCAAAGTATAGAGACTAATTCAAATACTTATATCGCTTTAAGCTTCTTCTCAGTAGATACTCATACAATATATCCTCCTACAATTGAAATGAAGTGGGATGATAGCTCTTATTCTACAGGAAGTCTTAGTGTTATTAACAGTTCAAATACTGTAGTAACTTTAGCCAATAATACAAGCGTGTATAAATACGGAACAGACAAATATAAGTTTAGGATAAACGCTAGAGATCAATATCCAACAAGAACATTTACTACTGCATCATTGTATACAGTTAATAAAGCACTTCCACAAACTTCATATTGGGCAGTCCAAGATGCAAAAACAGAAGATATGGTTATAAACTTTGACGATACATATACAAAGATAAGCTGCGATGGCACAAGCAGTTATTTTAACATGTATATGAATGGTTTAGAACCAGAAAGATATTATAAGATACTTATCAAAACAGATTTATCTGATGGTGAGTCTTATGAAATAGATAATAATCTCATTTTTAAAGTAGTTAGATAATGGCGAATATAGATCTTGTTAAAGAGATATATGGTATAAACACATACGCAAAAGCTGTTGATACTCAATTTGAAGAGTTATTACAACCTCAAGTTGTAGAAACGACTTCTACAGTTACTGTCGATCAGTTTTTTCAATATTATCAAGATCTCTTCTTTGAAATACCTGTATCTGGATCTATTAACTCTCATACATATCTTGTTGAACAAAGCCAACAATATATCGGAGGATCAGTTATAGATGCAGAAAAACAAGCACTTATTGAAGAGATTAACTCGCTTCGTCAACAATTGTTAGATTTGAATCAATCGTTTACAGATATTAATAGCTTATTATAATGGAATTAGTTAACATAGTATATTCTGGTGAAGGAAAGCAGCCTGTAGAATTAACGCCTTTAGATAAGTCGTTAGTTACATCTAATTTCATTAACTCTAGTTTTGGTGCTACTGGTGACTATATAGAGTTGTTCATATATGATCAACAAGGACAGTTGTTAACAGCAGATTATGATGCTTTTGACTATTATCCATTTCTATTAAACAATCCAAAGAATAATACATATTCTGCGTTAACTTTAGAGCCAGAAAAAGATCTTCGCAATAGAGGATTTAGTAGAGGTAATTTAACAGTGCAATATAACTTCTACAAAAAGTTATTTAACTCACAATTTGGAACACAGTATTGGATAAAAGAAATCTCACAAACTAGAAGAGAAATCAAGTTGTCGTCCCAAGTATTACCAGACTCAATTATAAGAGATGGTTTTACCCAATATCAAGCTTATATATCCACTAAAAACTACTACCCAATATTCTATCTGAATTTTGGAAATAATATAGTTTTAACTGCTAATAACATTGCATTAACAGAAGACGAAGAGGGTGCATACTTACTCATCAAACTATATGAACCTCTTCCTACAGACTTTGATATTAAAAGTCAATTGTGGATTATAGATAAAGTAGCAGAGTCTGTTAGCTTTGATGTAGACATTCAAGTCCAAGTAGATCCTCAACAAGATCTTAATGGGCTCCGTGGACCAAACTACAACGTTCGTGTTAATACAAAGAATGGACAGACTACACCGTACTATAACTATAATAACTTAATAGCTAGTCCTGTAAGTTCGTCTTTTCAAAAACTATCTAGCTATTATCAAGATAAGTCTGTAGATATAAACGTAGATTATACTAACTTCTCAAACTTCATTCACTTCTCTAACGCTGAAGAAAGAGTTAGAAATTTTGTATATAAATTACAATTGATAGAATCTAGTAGTTATGATTTAGCAACTCAACAAGCTATTATAGGTGGATCTGGAAGTGCTCAAATTGTTTCTTCTACAGTAAGTTCTATCCAACAATCAATAGATAATATCATCAGGAATTTTGATATATATGAATACTATCTATATTTTAATTCATCTAGTTGGGCTTGGCCAAAAAGTACGACTACACAACCGTATGCTTTATATTCTGTATCCTCTTCTCAAGCTAGTAACTTCTTAGGAGGTGTTAATACTCTTCCAACAGCGACTACCCAATCATTGTTATTTAGTGCATCTTATTATGATTTAACTAATAAAGATGCTCTTAGAAATGTAATTCCACAGTATTTACTTGATGATCCAAATAATCAACCTTATGTCACTTTTATTGACATGATTGGCCAACATTTTGATAACATCTGGTTATACTATAAAGATGTATCTAACAGGTATAAAGCAACTAATAATCCAGATACGGGTATATCATTAGACCTCGTTTCTGACGCATTACGCGGCTTTGGTACTCAGTTATATACAAACTCAAACGTATCAGATAACCTCTATTATACATTGTTTGGAATCAATCCAGATGGGTCCTTGCTTCCTCCAACAGGTTCAGAGGTTATTACTAATTATGTTACTTCAAGTTTAACTACTCTCCCTGCTCAAACTATACAAGACGAGATATATAAAAGATTGTATCACAACTTACCGTACTTGTTGAAAACAAAAGGAACAGAAAGAGGTGTTAAGGCATTGATATCTACATATGGTATTCCTGAATCTATTCTAACAGTAAGAGAGTTTGGCGGTAATCCTATAGGATCAGTTGATGGTGTTGCAGATATGAACACATCAGACTACAAAGTATTAATTACAACAGGATCAGGTGGTATTGTAACAGGAAGTTTAGAATTATCTTCATCACTTCTATCACCTTATACAACACTACAATACTATACAAATAATGATAGGATAAATAGCACGAATATTGAAATAGGTTTTTCACCGGCAGATGTTATTAATGCAAACATTACAGCATCACAAGGTTATTTTGATATTAATCAATTAATTGGTGCTCCTGGCTATCAATATTCTGCATCTTACCAACCACTAGTAAGTGCGTCAAATGCTTATTTTGCAACATACACACAACCTAATAGTATTTGGGAATACATAAGGCTTATTAAGTTTTATAATAACTCTCTTTTCAAAATGATTAAAGACTTTGTACCAGCTAGAGCTAATGTCTCTACAGGTATTATAGTCAAATCTCATATGTTAGAGAGGAATAAATACGCAAGAAATGAACCTGTAGTAACATTTAATGATTACTCTCAGTCTATTGATATGTTAACAATAGATGCAGGAGACGGTGGAGCTATATCTGGTTCTACTTATTGGGATGACTTTGTCATTACTCCTTTAGGATTGGCTTCTTATACTAGCTCGCAAAATATGGAGTTGTATAATGGTGAATTAAACGGCTCTGAAATAGTAGTTACTAATGGCGATGCTTTAAACCAAAAAGAAGCATCTAACTTGCCAGGAACAGGTTCAGGTTTTATTGAAGTGAATTTAGGAGCATTATATCAAAATGTAACTTCATCTGTAAGGTCTATTGAATTATTTGATTTGGATTATAATTCTGATCAGTTACTTCCGGTTAACTATGGAATAGTAACTCAGTCTATTAATAATGCGCAAATAGATAATTACGCAACATACACAAACCCTAATAGTCCGTATGCTCAAGTTCAAGATTATAACTACAATTTAGAAAGATCTGTCATACCAAGGTATAGAGGATCACAAACAATTAGTAGTGAGTACAATACAGAAAGCCCAGCAAATATTTCATATGGAGATACTGCTGCTATTGATAAGATAAAATATCAGTATGCGTATCTTGTAGATATATATTCATCTTCTTTATTACTACCTAATAGATCTAATGCCCAAATAAAATATATTATAGATAATAATCAAAATGTGCTTGATCTTACTAAAGCGAATAAAAATATATTTACAGTTCAAAACATATTTAAGTCACAAGAAACTACAAACATATCTTTGTTCAATTATGATGAAGCAAATCCATATACTCAGCAATTAGTAAACAATCCTAACTTACAAATATATGAAGGTGGTTGGAGATATCTCCCTATCTTACATAATATTAGTGGATCGCCATCAACATCTCAAATATATAATTTAGATAATCCAACTTCAATAACAATTGAGGGAACATCAGGTGGTGGCGGTGGTGCACCAATAGATCCTAATGATCCGCATTTAGAAATACTGAACTATTCTATTAATTATTGGAGTATTGAAACACCAGATGGTTTTGGAAATAGTGATTTTTCACTTTTAATGTCGGCTTCTTATATAGGATCTGGCGGAGCAGCTGCATTTAATGTAACTTTAAATGCAAATTCATTCATAAACATAGGATTTGGAGCCTGTTCATTTAGCCCAATTGTAACATCAGGTATTGTTATATCTAGTGGATCAACTACTGGATACGTTGGAATAGGAGAACTAGCTGGCGCACCAAGTACAGGTAATGGATCCGGAGAGAGTATAGCGGGAGGAGCTCATTGGCCTTCTGTATCTTTACCTAGCACATGTACAATAAATATAGGTTCTATTACTGCAGGAGCAAGTGGCGGCGGTGGAGGAGAAAATGTTCCATCATTTACGTATTATACATCGTTTGTAACTAGTTCTCAGGTATGCTTATATTATATTAGTGAATCAAACCAAGTAATATTTAATTCAGACTTAGCATATTACTATTCTAGAGGTCTTACATTCCAATCTACTTCTGACCTTGCTTGGACATCATCTATATTAGATCCTGTTATACTTCCTTTTACGTTAAACGTTGGAGATAAAATATCTTTTTATGATTCTGCTTCAAGACTTGGATGGAATGAAGCCTTTGAATATACTATTAAAAATGTAGTCTTTACAGGATCTGGAGAAACAGGATCTAGGATATATACAGAATTAGATAGGCCTGTAAACCTAGCTCTATTTAATTCAGGCTCAGGAAATGTAGATGCTTTTTCTAATGCTCCTTGGAGAGCGTGTAGATATGTTGTATGGAAACATGTGCCAGATGAAACAAATGTTATGTTAAGATACAATCCTAAAGATCAAAGTATAGTAGAAAACGGGTTACTTTACCCTCAATACATAGATCCTATA